TCATCAACGTGCATAACCTCATCATACCCCGACTTCTCAATGATCTTTTCACGGATCTCCATTTGCTTCTTCTCTTTCTGGATCCGACGTAGAAAAGCGTAATGTATAATTTGAGTAAAATATGCAAAAGGGTTTGTGGACTTTTCTGGATTGAAGTTATGAATGTATTGGACGCAGTTTTCAATGCCATCAGATATCATATCCTCTCTGAACATATAGTTCACGAAGTTTGGTTTGTATGATAAGTGGGTTGCAATTTTTACGAAACATTCTCCAAGATAGTTTGTAATTCTAGGTTTTGGATCACCCGCTACCTCCGCCGCTTTTACATCTGCTTTGTATTGAACGATCGCATACAGGAACTCTTTGTTATTAACGTAGTGTTCAGACCGTTTTCGAGTACCTTTTGCGGGCATCTATATTACCTCTTGTGTTACTTTTATTATACCTCAAAACGAGATACTTGACAAGTCATGTAAATGTGTGTACAATAACTCTGTAAGGGTTCAAGGGAATGCTATGAAGCTTCATCCTTCTTATAGAGCCTTTCAAGACTTTCTCTGGCATCATTGACTGAAATTACATATCCCATCTTTTTTGATACCTTTATCTTCTCGCCAGATCCCCCATTGAGATTAGAGAAAATAAATTTCTGATAATATTTTACTACATCTGAGTCCTCGCGTGCCTCAACAACAGTAATTACTCTGTCCATAGGAATAACAATAATATTGTCCACAGGCATACTTCTCAACCATGGCATCATGCGGAGACCTTCATGTCGTCCATCCATACTTATTGTTTCAATTTCTACAGGATCACTTATAATCAAAACCGTGCGACCATTTTCATCTGACGGCATGACTTCGCCAAAGATTTCCTCTCCCGATACTAATTTGATTGAGGCGTAGAAATCTTCTTCCATTTATTCTTTTCCTATAATAGTGTTGTTAATAACCAAGTAGTCTATATTCATATTTAGGAAAGCATCCATAGCGTCCTCTGGAGTCTCTACAATCGGTTTACCATTATCATTGAATGAGGTATTCAACAATACAGGGACTCCACTGATTTTATAATACTCTTCTAGTAACTCAGATAAGATACCTTCACTGACTGTCTGAATCCTACATGTATTGTCAACATGCGTTATTGCTGGAATCCTATCTCTCTTGTCTTCTTTTACCGTCTGAGAATATAACATATACGGACTGTCAATACTTTCCTCAAAGTAGTCTTGTAGATAGTCCTTAAGTATGACACCAGCAAAGGGTCTCCACTCTTCTCTATGCTTTACCTTCTCGTTTAAAATATTTTTGTTCTCTTTATATTTAGGTGACATCAAAATGGATCTATTTCCAAGTGCCCTAGGACCGAACTCAGATCTACCTTGATACCATGCAATAATTTTTCCGTCCTCCAAGTACTGTGCAACCTTTTTAATATTCAAACTATCTTCATATTGTGAGATATCAATTTGCTTTGGTGTATGGTATTCTTTACCTAAGAAGGCAAGATTTTTAGGAATATGAACTTCATTCCACATTGATGCACCAAACGCCGCTGCTCCAAATGACAAACCACAATCACTCACAAAAGGAGTTATGTGAAACTTTCTATTCTTGAGAGTCTTTACTATTTTTGTATTAGCATTGATATTAAGAAACACTCCACCAGTCAAACAAATTGTTCCCTCTAAGTAATCTTCATTTAATCTTAACATTAATTCAGTGAGAGATTCCTCAAAATTGTATTGCAATAACTGAGCTTTGTCCGAAGAAGAAATTGGATAAGGTTTTGGATCCCTCATATCAAATATGACTTCTGGAAAGTGTGATCCAAAGTCATATAACTTTTGTATATGTTTACCAGATCCATATGCTGCAAGACCCATGATCTTTCCAGCAAAAGAACAATGATGTTTTGGGTCCATAAAATCTATTTCCTGTCCGATTTTCTTACAGAAAATATGATGTGACCAGTATTGATATAGTAATCCCCATTCACCATTGAAAGGGAAATACTTAAATTTATTTCTTCTCTTATCGAAGAGAACCATTGAGCATTTTTCTAATCCAAGAGAATTTCCATCAGTCCAGTTGTGAGAACCACCACCATCAATTACAATACATACTCCATCATTAGATGGTTGAGTGAATATAGATGAATAAGCATGTGCTTGGTGATGAGAAATATATCCTATCTCTGCATTAGGAAAAATTTTCTCTAGATACTCTTGAGGTTCATTTTTTTGAAGACTTCTTACCCAATCTTCCAATCCAATATCTACGAACATGACTAGGTTTATGTCTTCTTTATTGAGACCTTCTAGCACATAGTCTATGGATTTCTCTGGATATCTTCCATCATACTTTAAACCGCTAAGTCTTTCTTCCTGTATGCTACAGACATGTTCACCATCTACAAATAAGGTTGCACCAGCATCATGTATGTAAGATTCCCTATCAGATCCATCAAAGAGGATAGATCCATATATTCCTAAGACTTTCATTTTAAGTAAACCGTTCTAATTTCATAATCAAAGTTCTCCTCATTGTATATCTTAACACGTTCCATCAAATGATTCAATGTGTAGTTCTTTTTGTTATTGACTGTGATGTCGTCTGCGATATCATATAACATTGCTTTGTTCTTACCCTTTCCCTTTCTAAGTACCCTACCAATACTTTGTAGATTTCTAATTCTAGATTTGCTAGGTGATGCAAAAATGACATTATGTAAGTTTTTAATGTTAATTCCTGTAGAAAAAGTTCCGTAAGACGCAACAATGATAGCGTCTGCTTCCCTATCGACGATAGATCTAACCTCTTCCCTCTCTTCACTATCAACTCCACCATGAACATAAAAGACTTTTCTATCGTTATCGCTGTTGATTAAATTATATAGTGGTTCACCATGAGCCTCTACTCTACTGAATAGAACTAGGGTGTTACCTTTCAAACTTAAAGTAAGATTTCTAATGAATAAGTTTCTTTTCTCATGTTCTATGATATAATTCATCTCTTCCCTGTAATCATCAAAGGGAATTGCTGGATGTTTTAACAATATAATTCTAATATCCAACTTAGCAAGTTGACCTTTCTTTTGTAGATCTGATGTTTGAGTTACCTTGTAAGAAGGACCGAACAATCCCTCCAACACCCATTTGTGTGTTTGCGATCCACTCAGAGTTCCAGTAAATCCATACCTATACTTAGTATCTCTCATCTTAGACATGATACCAATCAGAGATTTGGACTTGAATTGATGCGCTTCGTCTCCTATAATCACATCAAACTGAGCAAAGAATGTCTTATCCATAGTATAGATAGACTGCCATGTTGATATGGTTACACGTTGTTGTGTAGTTTTTTTCCTACCTGCATAGACCTTATGACAATATTTCTCGACATCCCATCCATAATCTATAAAGTCCTTATACATCTGTTCTACAAGAGAGGTAGTGGGGACGACTAATAATATTCTTCTCTTTCTTCCTACATGATATCTCGCAACGGCATATATCATCAGGGACTTGCCTGACCCAGTTGGAGATATAATTAATCTTCTATTGTATTTGAGTGCATCGTATACACCATCTACTTGATAATCTCTAGGTTTGAAACTAGAAATTGCAGTCATATAATCTTTCACGCCTTCTAATGATATCTCCTCATTCTCTTCAAAAGGAGTACCATATGTTTCATTATTTTTAAACTCTACACTATAATTTGCTTTTCTTGCCCAAGCAATAACTTTATCTAACAGTCCCACATACAACTCACCTGTTGCAGTAGAGAACAGTCTGATCTTACCATCCCAATGTCTGTTCCTATACTGAGGCATATACTTGGCGCCTGGAACATCAAAGGTAAAATAGTCTGACAGTTCTTGTTGTACATGGGGTGGTGCATCTACTGTGAGATGTACCTCATTCTTTTTGACAATAATAAGATCACTCATAATCCATTCGTAAATCGCTGCCACTCAATGGCATTTTTAATTTGATACGTTCGATTCTGTATAACCTTGAGAATACTTTCTAGATAATCTAACATGATCTGATAGTATTCTATCTTTGCAGTACACCTAATAAGTTCTGGATCTGCGTCAAAGTATTTGTCTAGGTCTGCTTTTAAAACTTTATAGTCAAAAGGTTTTTCTACATATACTTCTGGTGATGACTTACCTGTGTAATATTGCCACTTCTCCTTCTTTAAAATCTTATACTGGGTTTCCTGAGCCTTCTGTAGTGTCAGGATGTTGGTGTAAATTTTGTAGTATTTTGCGTGTAAAGCGGGTATTTTTGTTGACTCATTGTGTAATAATTCATTATCAATTATGGAATCTTTATCCCACAAGTTTTGTATAAATTCAAGATTCATCTCCTATTAAACTCTCCACATTAAAAATAGTATATTTAAAAGTAGCAGTCGCTACAATATAATTTATATCAGTTACATCAGCGCTAAATGGAACTGGTGTCAATGAAGTTGGGAACATATCCTTAAAATCAACCTTAGCGATTGGATTGAAGCTACTGTTGTAAACTAGTATTGTTCCATCTGATCTGGCAGCATTTAACAGATCTGTTTGTTGAGGATCCAAACTGATTGCCTCTGATAGAGACTCAGGAAATCCAAGCGCTCTCATCCACCTTTCAACCTGTAGGTAGTTCTCTAAGTTTTCATCTATAAAGAATTCTACATCCAGATCACCATACTGCAACTTATCGCCAGGAACAGGAATGTCTCTGAGATATGTGCTTTGGATTGCAGCACCTAAAGTTATGTTAGGTAAAGATACTGACTTGGAAAAGAAATCCACCTTGGGTGCTTTCTGCAAGGTGAATTTGAATCCAGCTGGAGACAGAAAATTCCTATTTTTAATTTGTCTATCAAAGACATTAGGTCCTTCGACATCAGTGTATTCTCTGCTCATGAGTTTTATCTTTATTTATTCAACAAAGTCGGGGTCTTCACAGACATCTGCAAGTTCAGAAGCCATTTGACCACCTATTTCTGATCCTTGGTTCCCCCCGAACATCGCGATCCAACCAGCAGCAAGCCACCCAACAAAGGGAATATTGACAAAGGCAGGAGCAACAGCAGTCCCCACGCTAGTCCCAACAAGTCGCCCTGTCTGCTTTCCACCACCGACCGCCTCGATACACTCGACCTGTTGGGCAGTGAGCTTTCCCGACTGGTTTCCTCCGTTAGTGTTGTCTTGCCAGGATCTTGGGTTGGATACTGCTCCTCCTTGATGGTGAGCTCCGTCCATAGTGTACTCCTCAGTGACTCGGATTTTGTTGTTAGCCAATCCCAGAAAGCCACCTTTTATATTTTTATCCCTTTCCACACGCATCACTGTAGGGTCATTACCCTTATAGTCGATACGGTATCCGTCTTCTCCTACTTCAGCTCTATAAGAGGTATAGTCACCCACAGGCAAGTTTATGTTTGGTAATTTAGATCCTCTTTGACTCAACATACCTATCATACCGATATGTGATACGGTAAGGAGACTACCAACAGTGCCTATAGCGATCCACTTCCACTTACTTCCGTTTGGTTGTGTCATCATCTTACACAATATAGTGCTTACTATATAGGCACAAAAAAAGAGACCCTTTTGGGGTCTCTCGGTAAGATATGTAATATCTAAATCACATAAGGTTAGCAACCTTAACACGTCTGTAGTAACGGTTAGCGTTGGATAGAAGTCTTCCAAGACCTTGGTTAGATACGTTACCTTCGGCAAATGGGTTTGCAACGATTCCGTAACGAG